TAATCGGTTTAGGCACTTCTATTCTCATTCAGGTTGTACTATATCCTTTGCTGGGTATTCCTGTAACCTTTTCACAAAATCTAATCATTACAGCCGTGTTTTTCGTTGTGAGTATTGTGAGAGGTTATTTAGTGCGAAGGATTTTCAACAAACTAAAAAATTAAATATTATGAAAAAATTAATTGGAATGACTGATTTTGTATTAGAGCAAGATAATTCAAAAAACGACTTTGTAGATTATAAAAGAAAAATTATAAATTACGCTAATTTCCTTAAACAGCCTTTAGAGCTATGGATGTTTGTTCCTTGTGATAAGGATGGGGGTGTTTTGGAAGAAATAAAACCGTATCAGGACAATTATTTTAAGTATGAAAAAGCAAAAGAACGTTGCTTATTTTTTAGTCAGCACGGAGAAAATGAAATGTTTGATCCTTGTTTAGCTAAGGTTTTTTTAGATGAATTTTACAATATAGAGCAATTATCAAACTATATAAGAAATATTAAACTAACCCCAACCGCTTTAAAACAAATAGGATTATGACACTAAACGAAAAATTTGAAAATGCCCCGATTGTTTACGATGACGATTTGAGTTTTAAAAAAGATTACGAATCCGTTGCTGATGATTTTGCTATTAGTTTTTATATTTTTGCTACGGATTATAAAGGCGATATTGAAAGAGTGAAAAAACTATTACAAATTTATAAAAAAGAAAAAGGATTATAAATTAATCAGTAGATTACTATCGTGAGAAGTAATGCGACTAAAGTCTGGGACTGCTGATAAAAAAGCCTATCAATTACGATAGGCTTTTATTTTATAGTGCCAAACCATATCGGATATGTATGGCTCGGCACTTTTACTTAACCAACAAATACCCAGCTCCGATTAATATCGCTCCCGATGTAACCTTCCAAAAATTCTTTTTAACCTTTTCTTTGCGAAGTGATTTGTTTAGATTGATTTCAATTTCCTGATGACTATTTATGATATTATCCTTTTCGACAATTATAAGACTTTTGTTTGAAATAATAGAATCCTTAACCGTTCCTTTTTTTTCTTCAATATTTAGCATTGACCGGGTAGAAACTAACTCCTTAACAAGTCCGTCTTTTTGGATCAGCTCAACTATATTCTTTTTTGCAATAGTATCATTCAAAGATACACCGTATTGGGTAATAGTAACTGGTAGTTTATAACGGTCTTGATAATAGTTTGCAATTTGTTTAGTATTAAGATTTTCAACTACATTAATTTTCTTTTCTACCTCTTTAATTACGGTTACAATCTTTGTTTTTTCACGTTGTTTGCTTTGTTCTAACTTGATTAAATTATAGTTTAAAGCGTTTATACGTTTAGCGTATTTTTCTGCCTTTAAATTGCTTTGTTTTATTTTCAAGTCATTTGCTAATTGTGCTTTATTCGCGTTGGTGCAAGTGTTTAGAATGATTAAAAATAACACTGCAATTGCAATATTCTTCCAATAGTCTAAGAGGATTGATTTAATGATTTCCATAGTTTTTATTTCAAAGGTAATAAAAAACCCTTTACAATTAAGTAAAGGGTTAAATTAAAGTATGGTAAACTTTATTGCGTTGAGACCGCTTTCAAAGATAGTAATTTTTTATTACAATCAATATAATAACCGCCAAAACTATAGAAATTGCTAAACTATATTTTTGCATATAAATTGAATTCAACTTTCCTGCGTTCAACTAAACCACGAAGTAGCACACCTCCACCAGTTGTATATTTATTCAACCACCAATCACGAATTTGTTGAATAGGTGCATTTTCGTTTATAAGTTTGAAAAGAGTTCCTGAACCACCTGTATTATAAGTGTGTGAAACTAAAGCGTCGAATTGATTTTGTTTTAGTGGCACTTTAATTTTTCTAAGTACAATGGTTTCAAAAACTTCTAAATCTTTTCTAAGCAACAACTCGGCTTGTGCCATTGAAATATTGCTATTTGGCATTGTATTGCCTTTTAGAAAATTGCCCTTAGAATCACGCATTGCACTTCCATACCCTTGAGTCCAAATTCCAGCGGGGCATTTCTTTGGTTGCAAGTCTATTCTTTTCAAATCCCCATCGTGCAACCCCTCAAAGTGTTTCACTAAATTAATTCCTTCTTGTGATGTTTTCATAATTTATCTTTAAAATAGTTAATAACAATTAGTAAAAAAGCAAATAGAAAACCCGCTGCACTTCGACCCCAAAATTTAGTATTTTCCATATCCTTTTCTAAATCTTTAAGTCCAATTTCCAACGTATCTACTTTTTTTTCTACGCTTTCCATCAGCATTATAAAGCCTTTGTTATTATTTAGGGATGACCCCCCAAGTAAAATCCTAACTTCTTTTAAGCTATCTTTTACATCAATCATATCGGTTTTATAAACTTTGAAGTGATTTTCTAAACGGTCAATTCTTTCCAAAATTTCGTGCTCCATAATTATTTTATTTGTCGTTCTTGAATTAATTTATCCTTGGCCGCACTTCCTGTACTGCTCCCAAAAAAGTACTGTAAAATCGAACTGATAAACCCGATTAAAGCTCCCAATACCATATCGGGTACTTCTACAAATACAATCGCTATCGTGCCAAAGATTACTACAAATATAGCTAAAACTGTTTTAATTGTTAATTGTTGTTTCATAAAATATTAAAATTAAAGTTGCTAAAATCCCTACTGCTATTGTTTGATTCAAAGTAAAATCATAATCAGTCTTTCTTCTATGGCAAGGAAATAACTGTAAATAAGGATATTTGGTTGGATTAATAATACTCAATCCCATTCGTTTATCAATCAAATCCATCATATTTCCCCCAATCCACCCTATTGCATAAAGCAAAGTTTGGTCGCTTTTCCACGCTAAAAAACAGAATATCGCAAACAAACTGCCCTCGAATATCAGTAAGAATTTAGTTGATGGGTAATACTTTTCGTCCAATCTATCCATTACATCGTGTGATGCAAATGCCACAATTGCGCTTGAAAAATAATCATTTGTAATTGAATAAGTCGCTATTGCGCTAATCGTTCCTACAACTCCGTGTACGTTTGGGTACATAGTTATCTTGTTAAGGTTGTTTTTAAACTCATAAAATCCACATCGATTAAAGCTGTTGCAGTTGTACCGCTATTAGTTGTAATTGAGCATACATTCAAGGCTCTTGCACTTGTTGGAATATTTGTTGTTTGGGTAACACTCGCTATTAATACACCGCTTGCATCGAATACCTCACCTAATACGCTTGTGGCAGTTGCATTTACAGTTATTCTTAGTTTATACCAAGTATTTAAAGACAATGTCGTGATAGTTGCGCTTGTAGTTCGTGTACCACCGTTGGCAGTTTTCAAAACAATATCTCCACTTCCACTATATTCAAAATACACACCGCTATTTGCATCTGAACTTGTTGCAGCATCATGAAGCCCTGCCCTATGTGTTGTGTTTGTGAATAGAGTAGGATTGATTATTTCTGTAAAAACTTCACCACCTTTTAAAATAAAAACATTACTAAAACTTCTCGCTGCTCCACCACTATTAGCCGATGTTGAAGAAGTAATTGTAGCAATGCCAGGATTGTTTATAGTTAGTTTTGCATTTGATTGTCCGAAAGTTCCTGAGTTAACGTTGCTGAATCCGATAAATTCACTACCATTTAGTGCTAAAAAATCGTGTTTGAAATAAACATTATTTTCTGACTGGTCGCCTGTATTTGTTCCTGATAAATTAGTAGCTGTTACTGTACCGTTAACTTGTAGTGTGTCTACACCATTATCACTTGTCGTACCTAATAATAAACGTCCTCTTATAGCTGTTTTTGTAGTCGAATCATTTCCTATAACAGTTGAGTTTGAACCTAACCCTGTTGAGCTATGTCCTATTACAATTTGATTGGTGTCATTAGCTGTAAGTGCTTTTGTACTTTCCCCTATAAATATTGAATTTATTGGATTAGTGTTTGCGGAAGTTCCGTCAGTAATAAATCGTCCTGAATTATTACCAATAGCGTTATTATCTGAACCTATCGTATTTCCAAGCAATGAGCCTGTTCCAAGAGCATTATTATCACTGCCAGTTGTATTATTTTGTAAGGCATTTAATCCTATAGCATTATTAAAACTACCTGTAGTGTTGTTAAATAATGCAGATAAACCTACGGCATTATTGTAATTTCCAGAAATATTGTTTTGTAAACAACCAGAACCTATTGCATTATTTCCTATACCTGTTGCATTTCCAAGTAAAGCGTTTAATCCTACGGCATTATTAAAATAACCTATTGTATTACTCTGTAAAGCTCTTTGACCAAAGGCATTATTATTATATCCTGTAGTATTACTAAATAATGCATTTAAACCAACAGCATTGTTATTATTTCCTGTGGTATTATTTTCCAAACAACTTTGACCAAAAGCATTATTATTATAACCAGTTGTATTGCTAAGTAAGGCATTTACTCCCATAGCAATATTATAATCTCCTGTAGTATTATTTTCTAACGCTCTTTGACCAAATGCATTATTAAAATCTCCTGTAGTATTATTTTTCAAAGCTCCTTTACCAATTGCATTATTATCTGCACCTGTTGTGTTACTTTGCAAGGCATTTAATCCTATAGCAACTAAGTTATTTCCTTCGCCAGACGCAACTCCAGTAACAGTTGTGTTAACTGCTCCTCCTATCCAAACATTTGAATCATCTCCACCCCAAGAATAGTCTGAAAGTATTTGTTTACTTCCTATTTTAAAAAGAGAGTTTGTTGTGATTATTCCGTCAACTTCTAAAACCCCCGTTACAGGATTACCAACTGTAGTTCCTGATAGTGGTATTACTTGCCCTAAATTAACCGCTTCGTTGTCGGATGTTGCGTCTGGCACTACTACGTTTCCTATAAAAGTAGGGTTGTTTATTGGAGCAAAAATAGTATTGCTTTCTACTTTAGTATAGGCATCAACTCCAAAGTTAGTATTTACATTTACAGTCGTTAAATTTTCAGTAACTGTTATTTCAACTTGTTCAACCGTTGGAGTTACATTAATATCAATTATATCGCTCATATTATGTTATTTTTGGAGTTACTAAAAATCTAAAATCACGTATCCAGGTTTTTACACTTCCATCACTAAAAGTAATTTTAATATCATAATAATAATTGAATGGTTCAATATCTATAATTTGCTTATTGATTTTAAACAGTCCGCCCGAAGCGTTTGTAATAGTTATGCCTGCACTTGCAACCGATGTTAAATCTAAAAAAACAACTCCCTTAGGCTCTTTTCTTAACCGCATATGAATAACTGCGTCTGTTAAGTTTTTAGGAACTCCATTAAATAAAATTTCAAACGGCATTTCTTCAAATGTTGTTCCTTGATAGTGGCTTATGTTTAGGCTCATTTTCTATTTTTTTTAAGAATATTTGTAATTTCTTTTCGTTTTCCGATTTCGGTTTATAAGTCGCCTTCGTCATTTCTTATGTATTTTCGTTGTTGTGGTAAGTACCAACCCCCAAAATTAGCACTTAAAGTTGGCATTTGGTCGCCTGTTTGAGCAATATAATATTCGGGATATAATGCGTAATTAACTACCATATAATCGATAAACTTTTGCGAATAGTTTTGAGCGATTTGACGCTCCTTTTCGATTAAAAAATCCACTTCGCTTTTGTCTACAGTTGTGCTATTTTCGCTTTTATGTTTAAAAACTCCTTTGTTTGCGATTTGATAACCTACAAATGGCAATACTTCGACCATCGACCAATGAATAACCATAGGTTTGATATATGTGTTTAAAAGCGTTAAATAATTACCGCTTAAAGTTCCTGCCACAATATCGTCATTTATTTTCTTAAAAAGTTTTGACCCTAAATAAGAATAAATGTGAGTATCTTGTGCGATTTTCACAAACTGAATAAATTTATCGCTATCAATGTTACCATTTAAAGCCGTAAATTTTAGTATTTCCTCTCTATTTATAAATAATGCGTTTGCCATAGTTATTTAGGTAAAAAGCCTTGATTAGGCATATCAATTGGTTTAGTATAGACTAACTTGTCATTCGTTGGTAATATTTCGCCTGCTTTTCTCGCTTGTGCTGGTGTAATTTGCTCCGCTAAAGGACTATTAACATCCGCTTTTTTTCTATAAGTTTCACGTGTCCAAAAATGATGGCACGCTCCACCGCCTTTATAAAGGAAAATATCGTATGTATCTGCCCCGCGCGGACCCCATCCCTCGTTTACTTTTTGCGAACCCATCTTGATAATGTCCTCTTTGCGATAAACCTTATTAGCATTAATCATTTTCTTGCAAAAACTACGACTTTTATCGGTCAATTCACCCGAATATCTGTAACGACTTTTGAATAATACACCATCTTGACCGCTTTTTGCGTTTGGATTTGCCGTTCCTGTACTCACAAAATTGTAAATCTTTGACAATAATGATAGTTTTGGATTGTTTAACGCTTCTAATTCTGCATCCAATTGGCTTTCAGTATCGTAATCGACTGCTTTACTATCGATTAATTCCCATTCGTTAAGGTCTATTTCTTCGCCGAAACTATCTAAGTTGATTTCATCGATTGCGCTAAATTGAGAGGTAGGAGCTAACGCATTACCCCCTTTTGTAGGTGCTAATCCGATTAAATCTCTAATTTCGTCAGGCGTCATCGATTCAAGTACTTTATTAGCTACGAGTGGGCTCATTGCGTTAACCGCTGCCACTACTTTGTTTGATTCTAAACCTACAGAAAGAGCGTCTTCTAGCACATTTATAGTTTTCAATTCCAAATCCAAACTATAACCATTATAGGCTAAAATTTTATCCAATTGGTCGCAAACAAATTCTTGTGCTGGTTTGATCACGTTGTTTTGAAATAGTATAAAAGCGTTTTTCATTTCGTCTGCATTCGAACTGAAACCATTTGAAGTTGGTATTCCAAATAATAAACCACTTGTAACACCGTGCGAAAGCATAATTTTATTACGTGCCTCGTTGCTTAAATATTCATATTGCTGAGCCGCATTGTCTAATGGTACGCTGTCGATTGTAGTCTTTTTAGTTTCTTCTGAATTAAAAGAAACTATTAGTTTGTCGCCACTTGCTCCCGTTGCTTTTGATTTTACGCTATCCGTAATTCTTCTTTGCAAATCTTCATCTGGCACTCCATTATTAAAATTAATAATTTTCAAAGGCGAAAATTGCGACTCAACTAAACTAATTAAATATTCCGAAATGTCCTCTTCTAATTTCGCATAGGATAAACCACCCAAATATTTAACATTTGAAAAATATTTTTGACCGATAGTATATTCTCCGCAAACTAAAACTTCTAAGGTTTTATTTCCATTCCCAAAAGTCGGTATTGGAGTAGCTGGAAAATCTCGAAGTTTTTCCCAATTATCAGAATAGTAATAATTTTCAATTACACCGTCTTTATTACACTTTTCAGGTCGTAAATTTTGGATAGGTAAGTGTTGAACTTCGACAATTAATTTTTTGTTTTTTGAGTAGATTAATTGTAAGGCAAATTGACCAAGTAGGTAATAATCAGTTATAGCTTTTCGCATTGTTTCCTTTGAAAAAAGCATTTTCATTTGAGCGTATTCATTCGGCTTTTTGAAAGCGTCTTTTGCATCTAATCCCTTGCCGTAAATCAACTTTACAATATTGTTTATTACTTGATTATTGGTTGTTGAATTATTATAACGGTCAATTAAAAACTGATAGTAATCGTTTTTTTCGCCAAACTTGACATAATTATCTTGTCGGCTTTCAACTGCCTTAGGGGGGTTGTATGCTGCTAATTCTATAACGTGATTACTCATAGTAAATTATATTTGAACTTGATACTTCTGTATAAGTATTTTCGTTTATTGTGTAGTCTTTTAATTCTTGATTTGTGCAAAAAACTTTGTCGATGTAAACTATATCAGTACCATTTTTAACAATCAAATCATAGGTTTGATTTTCTCTTAAATCAAAAACAGTCGAAGCTATTAAATAATAGTTTTCAATATAAAATTCTAAGTTTTCAGTAATTTCTATGTTCGTGCTATCATTTTTTAAAATAATAGAAGTCGCCTTTAATTCTTTTGGAATAAATTTGATAGATTGGACTAATTCGCTTTCGTTTAAATATATCATACCTTATTAACGCAAAAGTTTATTTTTGTTTTATTTGAATAAAAAAAGCCCCCGCAAGTGCGAAGGCTTTAATTCTCCTTTCTTTTAAAATTATGTACCAACCACTACCGTAAATCCTGCTCCCGATAATGTGTTGTCAATAAAGTTCGCTGCAATAGGCTCTTCACCTTTTAATTCCAAAGTGTAACCGCTAAGGTCGCCTAAATTAGTTCCTGTAACGATTGTGCCACCTGTAACTTCCATTCCTCTTTTTAAACCGCACAAAAATAAATTTCCATTGTTGTCTTCAACTACAACCTTAGGCATACCATAAGTTAATAGTTTCAATTCTTTGTGGTCTTTTTGTGTTAATTTTTTTAATTGAAGTTTTAGATTTTGTTCGTAATAGGTAGTTCCATTTTCTCGTGAACTTACAATTGTTTGATCCAAACTATTTGCGCCTTTCAACTCGAATTTAAAAGCGGATGGTGTGCCTGTTACAGTTGCGATTGCATCCGTATCGGTAACATCATAAGTTACTCCAGTCATATCTCCGTTATTTACGAAATAAACCGCAACCAATCCACCTACCGAACTCTTGTCGACTTCTAATCTCCCTGCCGTAATATCTGCCATATTGATATATTTTAATTAAGGGGTGCATTTCACACCCCTTGTTATTTTTGATTATCCTACGTAAAGAACGTTGAATTTTTGATTTACAACGTGTGCAAATATTGTAAATACCACATCATAGAAGTAATCTTTTCTCGGTGCTGGATATGGCGCAATATTGATGTTTGCATAATCATCCATCAAATCAGTTAACCACATAAAATTCATAGGTACACCTGCAATAATTACATTTGAAGCCAAAGGCACGAAAACAATTTCTACATCTAAGTAGAAGTATTTGTCATTTACCAAATCAACTGTAAATGTATCTCTATAAGTTTGAGCTAAGTTAAATGAAGTAATCATTTTCTTAACGTTTCTCGGCGCATAGATTAACGGCTTGTCGTTACCTGCCAAAACTTCGTCTGGGATTGCAGCGTAAACTTTTGCCATTTCAGTAGCTATGTTTGAACTTGACAATGTATCTCCTACTACTTTAATTCTCTTCCCAACTGCTGCTTTGTTGTAAATTATTTTTGCAGTCAAGGAATCAAACAAAGTAGTAGGCATTGCAGCAACTAATGTTTTTTCAGCTGTGCCAACTGCCGTTTGCGCTGTTCCTGCTGTAAGTGCCGCTACTGCTGTTTTTGTTGCAGCGGTCGCACCATTCCAGAATTTAGATTCAGCATCCAAAGAAATTAAAGGAGCAACTCCGTTCAAAACTAATTTGTTAAATTCGTCTGAAACATCATTGATTGCACCTGCTGGCATATCACGATTAAAACGTGAACTTCTCAAATCGTCTGGTGTAAATTTGTCGATAAACTCAACTTTTACAGGTGTTACCAAAGTATCTTCTAATCCGATTGCGCCTGCTTCGCTACCTGTAGGATTAACGCTCCACGCTTGCATAGTTACTGAATTAATATTTTCAGTTATAATTCGACCTGCTTTGATTCCTGTTTCAAAAGCTACTAATCCATTTTCAACGGTTTTGTTTTTGAAAAGGATTTCAGAAATAATTTCTGGTTTAAAATCTGTAGGGATTTGCGCCCCTGTGTAAGTTACTGCCATTTGTTATATTTTTTATTTGTTAAAATTTCTAGCTCTGAACTTTTCAAAAGCCGTTGTTGGTTGTGTGTTTGTTTTTTGCTTTTCAGGATTCGGAACAATAGCCTTTGCGCTTGCTTCCGAAAGTTCGATTTTCAATGCGTCTCTCTCAGCAGTTACGGTCGAAAGTTTAAGTTCCAATTTTTCAATTTCGGCTTTTACCTCGTCGAAAAACGTTTCTTTACTTACCGTTTCAACTGTTTTTTTAGCGACTGGTTGCGCATCCGTTTTGGCTTCTACTTCTACCTCAGCTTCTTCCTCTTTTTCTTTTGGAGCGACTGACATAATTTGTCCTTCAACTTCTACCGTGATAATCATTCCGTCAACTGTTTCATAACTTCCAATAGGTGCTGGAATTGCCCCCTCTTCTGTTACAATACCAACTGAATACCCCGCTTCAAAACTTTCAGCTTCCAATGTCGTAACCCCGTCAACAAGTTTAACTTGCTCAAGTTTTACTTCAATGGATAGCAAGGCTTTGACCTTGTTTAATGTTTGTTTGTATTCCATTTGTTTTAATTGTTTGTTAATAATTCCTTTAATTTTTCTAATAATCTTTTATCTTCGGCTTCTTGAAAAATACCCTCGATTGAAAATCCTTTCACTTCGCCTTTTATAATCTTTTCTTTGATGTCGTCATTTTCTACGTACATTGAAACTAACCAAGTATTCAAAGGATAATCAAAACCATACTTAACGGACTTGTCGTGAACTGCATCTTCTTTGAGCCACGTTTCAACTACCGTAACTCCTTTTACATCGCTTTTGTGCTGTAAGGTTGTATTACTTTGGTTGCCTTGCATCATATATTTATGAGCGACTTTTGTAATCGTTTCACAACTTAAAAAGATTTGAAATATTTCGCCTTCTTTGTCTTTTCGGTCTATAAGCATATCAGGAATTAAAACCGCTCCTAATAAAATATTCTTTTTATTTTCAATTTCTTTGAACTCTATTTTATGCTCTTTTGAAAGTGCAATGAAATTCTCTTTGATAGCTGGCGATTCAACAAGCGATATGGCATAAACCCCGTCTTGCTCTTCGTCTAGTATTAATTCAACTATTTTCATAACCTATTAACGAAATTTAAAGTTTTTGTTTTATATTCACTATCCAATACTAGAAGCCTTCACTATATTTCTGTCGTGCGCTGCTGCTGTTTTAACGTCGTTGTAAACCATAAAAGCCTTAACTGGTGGCTGTTCACGGTTTAATGTTTGCGCTATTTGGTTTTGTCCTGATGTGCCTACTACGTTGAATGATGGTGCGGTTGGTGCAGCTCCCATACTTCCAGCACTCGGAGCAGAACCTCCGCCACCACCTTTTGGTGTTTTAACCGATAAAATAGACTTAACATTTTTCAAACCTCCTGCAATTGCTAATCCTGCTGATATGTATGGGTATGCTGGACCAATAATTGAAATAGGGTTTAGTTGTGCGTTTTTAAATGCAGATTGTGCAGCTGCATAGGTATCAATTGTAGCACTTGCTACGGCTGCAACTTTTCCAGCTGCTGTATTTTGCCCTATTAAATCCGAAATTTGACCAATCATTGCAGAGCCACGCATTAAGTTTGCTATTTTAGCGTCCGCAAGTTTTTGAGCAATTGCTATTTGAGCATCCGAATTTGCTTTTGCGTCCGCTGTAGCTTTTACGGCATTGTCTGATTCTTTTGCCCAATACTCTAAATCTAATTTTTCAAGATTTGCTTTGTGTTGTTTTTCAATTTCTTCAATCGATAAATTAGCTTCAATTAATTTTGCTTTTTTTGTTTCAAAGGCTAAATTTTCAGCATCGACTTTTAATTGATTTTCAGTTTTTAAAGCGTCATCGTTTGCTTTTTTTGCATCTGCTATTAATTTTTCAGCAGCCTCATATTCATTTCTTGAAAATTCCGCACTTGCACGTATTCTTTCATTTTCTAATTTATCATCTGCTATTTGTTTTTCAGTTCGTTTAGCATTTTCAGCAGCTAACTTTTCGGCTCTTATTTTTTCATTTGCAATCGCCTGCTCTCTTTTTGCTTCTTGTTTATCAAATAACGCATCTTGTTTGTTTTGGTTTTTTTCTAAGTTAGAAGTAGCTTTGTCATCAATGGCAATTCTTGCCTTTAAAGCACTTGCCAAAGCTTCAAACTCTTTGTCAATCAAAACCCCTTTGGCCTCTGCTGCTTCTTTTGCTTTTACTAAATTAGTATCAATTAATTTATTTTCACTTGCTGTTAATTTTCCTTTAATTATAAAAGCATTTCTTGCTATTCGTAAAGATTCGTCTGCTTGAGCTTTTTCAATTATAAACTTTTTAGTTTCAAGCGATTCGGCTTTTTGTAATAATTTTAAACGTTGGTCTTCTGTTAACGTTCTGTTTTTTGCTTGAACATTTAACTTGTTAATTTGAGATTCAAGTTTAGCACTTGTAACAGTATTGGCAATTATAATATCATCCAAATCTTGTTGAGCCTTTACAAGTTCCATCGTTTGTTTCGCCGCTGTACTTGCTTTATTTCCTAAACCGCCAAAGGCTTCTGTTAATGATTTTGAACCTGTTAACACATCGAAAAACGCACCCTTTACGACATTGAAAACCGCACCAAGTGCAGCAAAGGATTGTTCAACTTTATCAACTAATGGCTGAAAATCTTTAAAGATTGCATACAACGAACCTAATACCAATGCAACCCCCGCAATTACCAAGCCGATAGGATTTGCAACTAAGGTCAACAATGCTTTATTAAGAGTTCCTGCCCCTTGACTTGCTGAGCCAAAACTCGGAATTATATCGCCAATTGCTCCGCCCAGCTCTTTGAAACTGCCACCTTTTTTAGTGCCAATAGCTTTATCAAAATCTTTCGCACCGCTTTCTGCTCCTTTAAGATTTGTTTTTAATTTAGTAACATCGTTATTAGTTTGGTCTAAATTCGTGTTTATTTTTAACTCTACTACCTTTGTTTCCATTGCCTTTTTATTTGTTCAAATCCTTGTTTCCAAGTTTTCGGAATTGAATATTTACCTTTTGCGATTTCGATTGTTTCGCTTTGACCGTAATGCGGATCAAGTTCTAATAATTTTAAAATGTCTTTTATCATAATCTAAAATCGGTTAAAAGTTCTAATTGTACTTCGCCTGTTGTGAGGTCGGTTGTCATTGAGTTAATTAAAAATTTATTGTCACGAATTATCAAACGGTCATTTAATTTTAACGAAGTCAAAATACTAATTGGTAATAGTGCGGTTACTTTGAAAATCCTTGCTTTAAAACTGAAAATATTTGCGAAATAATTTTCGTAATATTGATTGTACAAGCTCTTAGTAACTAATTCATTTGTCAAAGTTGATTGTTGACTATTGAAATTTAAGCTAAAAGTATCCGTTCCGTTTTTATACTCTTGACCAAACGCCTTATAACTTGTGTATCCTGTTCCATTTCCTGTTAATGCGGTCGCAAAATGATAAGTAGTGCCTGTTAATGCGGTCAATCCTGTAGGGTTGTAATCATAAAGTATCACTGGTTTTGGAATATATTTCTGTAAATCGCTTTTTAAAGCATAACCGACCTGTAATTTATCTTGTAAATTACTAAAATTCAAGTCTTCAAAGGGCAATTTAATACCATATTCTGCGCCCTCATTGTTTGTGCTGTACAAAAGCGAACCATATTCGATACCGTTTGCACTTAAAAATCCAACGTTTACGATTGATTCTGATTTTTCATACTCAAAATTTATCTTTTTGTAGCTTGTTACCCTATTTAAATTGATGTTATCAGACTGTACGTACTTGGTAATATCTCTAATTGTACCGTTTGCATAGTAATCTTCTATTTGTTCAACGGTAAAGTTTACCCCGTCTTCCGAGAAGCAAGTGAGATTAAACATTTTTAGAAGTCCTGCAAAAAAATCTTCTATTTTTATCTCAGGAAAATAGTTTTTTATAGGCAAAGTAACCGCTGATATGGTTTGGCTTCCTGTGTTTGTGACTTGTGAAAAATAGGTAAAAAAACCACCTAATCCGTCAGGCTCGTAAATATTCAAATCTAAATAAGCTGTAAAAGTAATAGGTACTAATGCTGAAATATAAATCGAATAAACATAACCTACTAATTTATTACCCGGTATTAAAATCGTTTGAACTAATCCTGTAGAAGTTGCATCTTGAACATTTATTTCTACCCCGTTTTCATACGTATGAATTTTAAATGGGATTCCAGAAACTGTTAATGAAATATTTAAAATTGATTCGAGAATAGTTGCACCCGGAATACTTCCATCAACTGAAAATGTTTCGTTTGTTAAGTTTACAGTCCAACCTCCCGCATCAACTGCAAAAGTATCAAACGTTATTAAAATTGGCGTTGCTTTTGGAAAAAATAAATCCCCATTTTTTAACCATAAATAAGCATTTGTAAATCTACCATCCGTTAAAAAATCCCCATCGAAATTAATTGCGAATTGACTTTCAATCATTTCAAAAATAGACTTCAATCGTATCGCTGGGAATAATTCGTTGTAACGTATCGGACTTGAATTTATATTTACGTCGTGCGACCCGCTTCCATAAGTCCAATACTTGTCAGAACTAATTAAAGGGAACATAACATCCGCACTTACTGCCGTTGTGGTAACTTTATCTTTGACTAATGTCGGAGTATAGGAAATATCAAAAGAAGTATTTTCATTTAAATCTTTCAAAAACAGTCCTGCAAATTTATCTTTTAAACTTCCTAAAGAGCCTATAAAAGTAATGCTATAATTTTGAGGTTGTCCGTCAACTATACTACAACTTTCTAATTGTACTTTTCCTTTTCGAAATAAAATAGTGTCTAATTCAATGTATGCATCTGCTTTTACAAGTGTGCTAAATTGACTATCTAAACTATTTTCGTACCAATGTTTGAAAATTCGATTATTTCTTTTCGATGCCGGAATAGTAAATGTTTGAGAGTAATCAGTAAAGACTTTTGAAATATCATTAATATTTTGAATTGAACTATTAACGCTAATCTTTTCATCGTCAAATAATTCAATCCTTTCGTTGTTTACAAAAATTCCAACCGCTATCATACTACATCGTTTATTAAATTGAAAGCATACTCAAATTCAATTTCGTAATTTATATTTTTATCTTTCAAGTGCGTTTTTAAAACCGAACTTTGAGTTTTCACTTGTGCAGGTTTTCCATCTAACCAAATCGATTCACTCAAAAATAAATCCGTGAT